TATAACGCATCGACTAAATTATATCAAGTTAAAGTTCCTTTTGAGCACATGCAATATGAGAGACTTTTAAACGGAAGCAACGGAGCTTTAATAGATCCAATGTGGGGATGGTCTGTAAACGAAAACGCTCAATCCTATATAGGTAAGCCTTTGATTTTTTATGCGACTTTAAAAACGAACGGCACGCCTATTAGCTATCAAACATCGACAACGGGAACTGGCAAGGTTTCTGTCAACGCTTACTGGATTCCTAGCAACAGTCTTTATTTAGATGCTACTCAAGGTACTCAAAACATAAACTTTGCATTTGAACAAAACGAGTATCAACAATCTCAGAACTTTAACGACACCTTATTTGCCGATTATCATAGTCAGTATATAATAGATGTATTTAATAGAAGCCGAAGGATTACTAAAGTGTCAGCTATTTTGCCATTAAAGATTTTATTTAATTTTAAACTTAATGACACGTTTACAATAAACAGCAGAAATTATATAATTAATTCTATAACGACAAACCTGCAAAACGGTAAAAGCGAAATGGAGCTATTAAATAAAGTCAGTAACTATTCGCTATCAATACAGAACATAACGTATCAAGGTACAGGAGGAGGCATACTATGGTATAGATCCTCTATTGGTATTGCTCCTAATTTAAGCGTTGGAGACTATGTATATACAAACAAAGAGCTTACAACAACACCTAGTTCTGGAAGCTATACACAAGCAGGATCTGCAGAAAACAGCACATTTTGTTCTGCAGGTTATCAAGGATTAATAGTTGTAGACTCAAACGGAAAAATAACAAGCAAAACTTGCGGACAACCATGATAAAAAATATAATCGAATTACTACAATTCTCAAAAGGAGAGACAGAGAACATACGAATTGCACAAGGAAAATATGCCTTGCCTAAAGACTTTAAGTCAGGATTTAAACTTATTAAAAAAACAATACTATGGAAGTAAAAGAATATAGTTTAAAGGTATCTACTGAACAGGCGCAAAAGAACGTTGAAGATCTTAACGAAAATTTAAAGATCCAAGAGGACTTGCTTTTTGACTTAGAAAAGGAATTAAGAGGATATGAAAAGGAGCTAAAGAAAACATCTAAAACAGACTTAGCTGCAAGGAAAGCGTTAAATGATCAAATTGCTAAAACTAAAGAACAGCTAGGAGACGAAAGACAGGGTTTAAAAGAGCTAAACAAAGAGCGTAAAAAAGCTAATGAGGAGTTAAAAGAAGCAGAAGAAAACGCTGCAGATTACGGTGGTGTTATCGGCATGGTAGATCAAAAGACTGGCGGTCTTATATCAGGCATACAAGGGATGACGAAGTCAATAGGCGGTGCTACGAAAGGTTTTAATCTTATGAAGATTGCCATTATCGGAACTGGTATTGGTGCTTTACTAATTGCTTTAACGTCATTAAGTGCAGCCTTTACATCGTCAGAAGAAGGGCAGAATAAGTGGAATAAAATAATGGGCATATTAGGTGCTACTGTTTCTGTGTTTACAGACAGACTAGCGTCATTAGGAAACTTTTTAATTAGTGTTTTTGAAAATCCTAAACAAGCACTCATCGACTTTAAAGATGCATTCGTCGAAAATATAACCAATAGAATTTCTAGTGCTATTGATACATTAGGCTTTTTAGGTAGTGCTATTAAAAAGGTGTTTAGTGGCGATTTTTCTGGAGCTATGGAAGATGCAAAGTCAGCAGGTACTTCTTACATAGATACTATGACAGGCGTTAAAGATACTATCGGAAAAGTATCAGACTCTGTTAAAGGATTAGCAACAGAAATAATAAAAGAAGGCAAGGCTGCAGGTAAGGTAGCAGATCAAAGAGCAGCGGCAGATAAGCTAGACAGAAAGTTAATTGTAGAAAGAGCAGAAGCCGACAGAAAAAGAGCAGAATTATTAGAAAAATCAGTTGACAAAGAGAAATTTTCTACTAAAGAAAGGATTGAATTTTTAAAAGAGGCAGGCAGATTAGAAGAGGAGATAACTCAAAAAGAAATTAAGGCTGCTCAACTAAGATTAAGCGCAAAACAAGCAGAGAACGCTCTAGGAGACTCTACAAAAGAGGATCTAGAAGAGGAGGCTAACTTAAAAGCCAATTTAATAACTCTTGAAACAGCCCGACTAGGAAAACAAAGAGAGATTACAAGTCAAGTAATAGCGTTTAACGCAGAAGCATTAGCAGCCGACAAAGCTAAGTCAGACGAAGAGATAGCAAACGCAAAAGCGGTACAAGACTTTAAAGACTCTTTGCGTATAAAAGACAAAGAAAATAAGTTTGCAGAAATAGAAGCAGAAAAAGAAGCAAGACTACTCGCATTAGAAGAGCTTAAATTATCAGAAGAGGCGAAACAACAAATGATCTTAGATGTTGAACAGGCATTTAAAGAAAAAAAGAAAATAATAGAAGAGGAGGAGGCAGAGGCATTAGCTGTTGAAAAAGAAGCGTTTTTAGAGGCTCAACTAGGCGAAGAGGAGTTGGCACTAGAGAAGCAAAGACAAATGGCTTTAGACGAGCTTACAAGGTTCGGTGCGACACAAGAAGAGATGGCTGCTATAAATGCTAAATACGATGCATTAGAAACGGAGCAAGACGAAATTAAAAGAAATGCTGAAATTAGTATGGCTCAACAAACCTTTGCAAGTATCGCTAATTTATTAGGCGAAAATTCAAAGGCAGGAAAAGCAGCCGCAATAGCCTCAGCGTTAATAAATACATATCAAGGTATAACGGCAGAACTAGCAACTAAAACAGCGACTCCTTGGGGTATTGCTTTAAAAATAGCGAACATAGCAACGGTCGCATCTATCGGTTTTAAGTCTGTAAAGGACATCATGAAGACAAAGCCAAAAGCTTCTGGAGGTGGAGGCACACCGTCATCGCCATCATATTCGGCAAGATCAGGATCAGAGCCTGTACCACCTATGGCTTCTGTACCACCCGCTTTTAATACAGTAGGGGCAGGAGATACGAGTCAGTTAGCAGACGCTATCGGAGGACAGAGTCAGCAACCAATACAAACTTATGTAGTAGCAAATGATGTAACTACTGCACAGAGTTTAGAGCGCAATATAGTCTCGGGTGCTACAATAGATTAACAAATTTTTTAATTTTAAACGTTATATATATATGAGAATAGTAGAACTAATACTTGACGAAGAGCAAGAAGAGGGTGGAATCGAAGCGATCTCGATTGTAGAAAGCCCTGCAATAGAGTCTGATTTCGTGGCTTTAAATAATCAAGAGATTAAACTAGCGGAAATTGACAAGGATAAAAGAATTTTATTAGGTGCTTTATTGATACCTAATAAACCAATATACAGAAAAGGGGATGAAGGCGAATACTACATTTTCTTTTCTAAAGACACAATAGTAAAAGCATCACAAATGTACCTGCGAAACGGGTATCAAAACAGTACGACTCTTGAACACGATCAGGCATTGAAGGGCTTGACGTTAGTCGAGAGTTGGATTGTTGAAGACAAGGTACAGGACAAATCTAGAAAGTATGGATTAGATGTCCCTGTAGGAACTTGGATGGGTGCTGTAAAAGTAAACAATGATGAAATATGGAATGAATATGTTAAAACTGATAAAGTCAAAGGTTTTTCTATTGAAGGCTATTTTGCTGACAAAATGGAACGCCCTAAAGAAAAGATCAAAGAGGATATGTCAAAAGACGAAATAATCCTAAACAAAATAATAAACATTTTAACTACTGAGGATGCAAAGAAATAAGAAAGGGAATCAAGCAATTTTTATACCTAGCAGAACATCGCCTACTAATAGTGGCAGGGCTTGTTTATGTTGGGATCAGAATACTTATTCTAGATCTTGTTGTGATGGCTCTGTAAGGGCTCAAGGCATCGGAGTTATAACAAGAACCTGAGTGAAAATACAAATTTTAATTTTTTAACCGTTATATATATAATATGAAATCAACTGAAATGATCAATCAAATTAAGACGCTTTTAAACATCGAGGTAAAACTTGAAGAGATGAAGCTAGAAAATGGCACTATAGTAAGTGCTGAATCCTTTGAAAAGGGAAAAGAAATCTTTATCGTTACAGACGATGAGAAAGTAGCAATGCCTGTCGGCGAGTATTTACTTGAAGATGGAAGGTTAGTCGTTGTAGCCGAAGAGGGTATGATCGATGACGTTAGAGAAGTCTCTGACGAAGTTCCACAAAAAGAATCTAAAGACGGCGAAGAGATTACTGAAGATCTTGAAAAGGAAGAGGACGATTTAGGAGATGACAAGAAAGACAAAAAAGAAGACATGGGCTATGTTACAAAAGAAGAGCTTTCTTCTGCAATAGGAGAGATTAAAGCTACTATTGATGAAATCAAAGAAATGATGCAGCCTAAAGAAGAGGACTTGTCAGAAGAGTCTAACACCCTTAAAAGCAGAACAGTTAAAGAAGAGTTTTCTGAAGCTGCAGCTAAGCCAATCAAACATAATCCAGAATCTGAAACAGCTCAAAAAACAAGAGTAGAATTTGGAAAAGGTAAATTTTCAACAACACTAGACAGAGTATTAAATAAATTAAATAAATAAAATATGAGCAATCTAAAAAACGTACAATTAGCAACTGCGGTTAATATCACTACAACTTATGCGGGGGAATTCGCAGGAGAGTATATAGCAGCGGCATTATTATCTGCATCAACTATTGACGATGGAGGTTTAACAGTAAAAGCGAATATCGCTTACAAAGAGGTAATTAAGAAACTAGCAACAGGCGCATTAGTAACTGCTGCAGGATGTGATTTTGTACCGAACTCTTCTGTAACACTTACAGAGAGAATTATCCAACCAGTTGAATTGCAAGTAAATTTACAGTTATGTAAGTATGACTTTGTAAACGATTGGGAGGCACAACAAATGGGCTACGGTTTAGGTCAAACTTTACCACCTAAATTCTCTGACTTTATGATCGCTCATGTAGCGGCAGAAGTTGCACAAAATACAGAGTTCTGTATATGGCAAGGAGATACTGCTGCAGCAACTAATAACTCTTTCGACGGTTTTGAAAAACTAATTGCAGCTAGTGCAGCGGCAGGAGATATTCCAGCAGGTCAGCAAGTTGCAGCAGTAGCAGGAGGATTAAATGCAGGAAATATTATTGCAGAACTATCTAAAGTAGTTGACGCAATACCTTCTAGCCTTTATGGAAAAGAAGATTTATTTATGTATGTCGGATCTGCTGCAGCTAAATTCTATGTTCAAGCATTAGGAGGATTTGCAGCTAACGGATTAGGAGCAAATGGTGTAAACGCACAAGGTACTCAATGGTGGAACAACGGATCTTTAACTGTAAACGGTGTTAAGATATTTGTTTGTCCAGGAATGAGTGCTAACAAAATGTATGCAGCTCAACGTAGCAACCTATATTTTGGAACTGGAATTTTAAACGACACGAATGTTGTTAAGGTTTTAGATATGGCAGATTTAGACGCTTCAAACAAC